TGCGCGGTGCCAACCTGTGCGGTGCCAACCTGTCCGGCGCCGACCTGTGCGATGCCAACCTGCGCGGTGCCGACCTGTGCGGTGCCAAGGGCTGTTATCTATCATGCCCTACCGAGGGTAGTTTCATCGGTTGGAAAAAAGCCTCTGGGCATATCGTAAAGTTACGGATTCCGGAAGATGCGCGACGCAGTTCGGCAACGGGACACAAATGCCGTTGCGATAAAGCATACGTCATGGAGATTCAGAACATGGACGGCACCAAGGCAACTGAGGATACCGTTCGTTCCGACCATGACCAAAACTTCGTCTACACCGTCGGTGCCACAGTCGAAGTTCCGGATTTCGATGATAACAGGTGGAGCGAATGCGCACCGGGTATTCATTTCTTCATCGATCGCAGGGCAGCGGTGGAGTACCAATGACGCACGCCTCCCTATTCAGCGGCATCGGCGGCTTCGACCTGGCGGCTGCATGGGCCGGCTGGACGAACGTCTTCAACTGCGAGATCGACCCGTTCTGCCGGCGCGTATTGAAGTATCATTTTCCCGAATCGGAACAATATGAAGACATACGAACAACAGACTTTACCGTTTGGCGCGACTGCATCGACGTGCTCACCGGCGGTTTCCCGTGCCAGCCGTTCAGCCTCGCGGGCAAACGCAAGGGTACGGCCGACGACCGCTACCTCTGGCCCGCAATGCTCGGAGTTGTTCGGACTGTTCGACCGCGCTGGGTCGTGGGCGAGAACGTTCTCGGAATCGTTAATTGGTCGCAGGGAATGGTTTTCGAGCAGGTGTGCGCTGATTTGGAGGCGGCAGGATACGAGGTGCAAGCGTACCTTATACCAGCTGCTGGCGTCGGTGCTCCCCACCTGCGATACAGAACATGGTTTGTTGCCCACCGTGGTGACGCAAGGGCTGAAAGTTCATGGCAAGAGCGGTTCGGAGCCATTGCCGCCGGCTCTACTGCCGACACCGGTCGCGTCGGATTGCGGGAGCGGGCGTGTGAACAGGAGCCTGTCGGATGGTGCGACTGCTCGGCCGACGCTCGCGCTTGCAACGCGGATGGGGCTGTTGTCAACGCCGACGGTCAACGATGCTATAAATTCCAGTCTTCCACCCAGTCAAGCCAAGCGGAAGAGCGGAGTCGTCCACGACGTCATGATTTCGCATCCGTCTCGAACTGGGAAGGGTTCCCGACTGAATCCCCGATATGTGGCCCAGATGATGGGCTTTCCGCCGGACTGGACGGAATTACCTTTCCGGCATGGTGCAGGGAGTCGATCAAAGCCTATGGCAACGCCATAGTCCCGCAGGTGGCGTTGCGGATTTTCGAAACGATAAATGAATACAAACGATTATGAAAAACGATCAGGTAAAAATCACTTTTCAAGACGATAAGCAGAAGGCTGTCGTCCAGATCACCCAGAATGGGAATGAAGTCTCTGTCTCCACCAAATTCACGCCGGAACTCGATATGGCCGGCCCGACCGATACTCCTGCTTTGAATTGGACTGCCGTATTTCTGGAAGCCGTTAAGAAATTGGGAGAGTAATATGAAAAAGATTATGTTCAACGACCGCTACGGCTTGACGCAGGCGGTCATCGAGGGCCGAAAGACCATGACGAGGCGGCTGGTTCCGTGGGCCCTTACAGAGCAATGGATGGAGTTTGTTTCTGATGCTCCGAGCGTGGGCGGCGTATATGTCCATGAAAGCGAAAAAGAATTTTACGAGAGGGAAGCACCCCGCTACAAGGTCGGCGAGGTCGTGGCCGTGGCGCAGAGCTACAAGAGTTGCGGCAATTACCACGTTCCAAAGGAACATGCAGGATGGGGCAATAAGCTATTTGTAAACCCTGCACTGATGCCGTACCGAATCCGCATCACCGGAATCAAGTGCGAGCGGTTGCAGGATATTTCGGACGCGGAGTGCATGAAAGAGGGAGTAGTAGGCGGGATAATTGGGTATTATGTTCCAGGCATAAAATGCAAGGATTGGAGCAAAGAATCGTATGTAGATACCGAGGACGGCAGAACTTGGAAATTATTCCCTACTCCCCGCGAAGCCTTCGCTTCGCTGATCGACAAGGTGTCGGGACGGGGAATGTGGGAGCGTAATCCGTGGGTCGTGGCTTATGAGTTCGAACTGGTGAAATAGTTACAAATTATGGAAATATTTAAAGTTGAATTCTCTTGGGTAGAGGCAAGCCCCAGCGGAGGCCCGTGGATGGCTAAATCCGAAATAAAAGTATATGATGCTGAAACAGCAGAAGAACTGACGACAAAGATCGATGCGTTTCTGAATGACGATCGAAACGGATACCGAAAGCATATAGAGGTCGATAATATCGAAAGGCTGTAAATATTTTTTCGCAAATCGATCGCCTGCGACCGCCAAAACGAATTTTTTAACCGATATAATTATTATGATTACGATAACTTTCGGTAAATGGGTGTTAGCGCTGGGATTTAATTATTCGTATAATAGCCCATGCTTCTATTCTTCGTTTGCATTCTTACCAACCGTTAGATTTATATGGGTGAGAGTTCTCGACCGAAATCTTTACGAGTTTCGAATCGAGTTCCTGAATTTGTTTTATTCCATTTCCTTTAAGGAAGCCGCGAAACCTGAGAATTGAACGAAATACGAACGAGCAGACCGTAAGATCTGCTCGTTCGTCATTTTGTCGATATTTTGCGAGAATCTCGCTATTTTATCGACACGTCTCCGATCTCGACGCTGACGGATATGCGTCGGGTTTGCGGTTCGGCCGATGTGTCGATAACCGTCACGGCATACTGTTCGAGGTTGACGATGGTGCTGTCGTGGTCGTGATCCGTGACGGATCGCATTCGGGTGAATGTTCCGGCATAATCGAGCCTCAGATCGCGCAGCACGATGCGCAGGGCACCGAGCAGTTCGAAATCCTCTACGGCAGGATCGGCGGTTCGTCCCACGGCGGACGTCCGTCCGCGTACCTTCGTCGCGACGTAGATGTTCACGAGCACCGTTCCGCGCTGTACGTGCCGTCCTACCTGCTGCCACTGTATATCCGAGAATTCGATCAACGCGCAGGGATAGCGCAGCACCTTCTCCTCTTCGAGGTGTGCGAACTGGTTGTTGTAACGGTCGACGTATGCGACGAGTTTCGAATCCAATAGTGCATGTGCGATGTCCGTGTAGAGTTTCGCGCGAACGTCTTGGGATTGTCTTTCATCCATGATTCAATGCTATTTAATCGATGTTTCAAATGTCGAATATCTCTTCCACGGCGCGCTCTACGATGCGATTGAGCTTTTGGTCGAGCATCTGGCTGTCGCCCATGAACTGCCGCTGCGGCAGCTGCATGTGGCGTGTATGGCTGCGCACGGTGTGGCTTCCGGTCTCTACGCGCTTCGTGCGTGTCCGCTCCTTTCCGGAGCTCGTGGTGTACTTTTCTTGTACACGTCCGTAGGTGCGGCGCGTGTGGGCGCGCACGGTGACGGTCTCGTCGACGCCGAAGTTATGCGCGGCGGCATAGGGTGCTTCGGCGGCGATGGTGATGCGGCGGAATGTCGCACGACGGATGCGGATCGATTTACGGAGTCTGCCCGTTTTGACGAGGATCGCACGACGACGGCGGCCGTCCGACTTTTTGCGTGGTTTCCATTTCTTGATACCGTGTCCTGTATCCCAGCCTTGTTTCGTAAATGAGTCGACGAAAAAGTTACGGGCCGCATCGGCCATGGCCTGCGGGAGTCGAATGCGCACGCGGTCGAGTCGATGCCGAAGGTCGCGCCAGGAGTAGGCGTATCCGTTGACAATGATTTTCTTTGCCATTACAATAGTGTCGTTTGGATGAATTTTTCAGTGCGACGTGCCGCTGTTCGTGCATGTTTCGGATCGATCTCATACCCCACGAATCGGCGTCCCAGTTTGGCAGCCATTGCACACTCCGTTCCGCTTCCGGCGAAGGGTACCACCACGAGTGCACCGGGACGTGTCGTGACCTGAATCAGATAACTGGTGATCGCCTCGCCTTTGACTGTGTCGTGCCCGTAGCGTTTCGATGCACCGGAATCTTGCGGAAACTGCAATACGTCGGTTGACCGTTCGGGAAGATTGAACGGCCTCCGCAGCTCCTCGTAGTCCTTGCGCAGCTCCTCGTAGTCCTTGCGCAGCTCCTCGTAGTCTCGGCACAGATACTCGCTGTTGGGCCGATCGCCGTTGAAGAGGTTGCGAAGACGTTCATAATTCTCTCGGGTCGGCAATTCCCATTGTGAGCCGCGCGTGAACCAATGTCCGGCCATGCAGGTATGTAGGGCATCGTTGACATGCTTCGGTGTGAAGCCTGCCCGTTCCATTTCCGAGATCATGTAATCTACCAGAGGCTTCATGCACCGTGTCCGGCACATCCCCTGTTCGTATTCGAATACACGCAGAATTTTCCGAGCCTCACCTTCCCGAATCTCAGGCCTCGACTCATAAAGTATGAATCGTTCTGCATTCGGAATGAATTTACGCGATATTTCTGCGTTTTGCACTTTACCCCAACCGTTCGACTTATTCCATGTGCAGCTATTTAAAAACTGAAACATAGTGTCAAGGATCACCTGCGTATATGCGATTCGATTATCGGAGCCCCACCATATCAGTGTACCGTTGTCTTTCAATAAGCGCCGGCACTCTTCACCCCAGCGGCGTACATCGTTCAGGTAATCGTCGAACGTCGGCCATACGAAGTCGAAATCGCCTTTGTACTGGAAATAGGGCGGGTCGGCGATAATCAAGTCGGCGCAATGATCGGGCAACCGATTTTTCATAAAATCGCAGTTGTATACGACATTTTCGGGGATTTCCGTCATAATTTTTTGGAATTAAGAATTTGTTGATTATATTTGCATTGCATCTTTATGGCAGTCGTTGGACTGCAAGTCCTGCCTGCGGACAGGGCCACCCAAGCGAGCCTCTTCGGAGGCTCGTGTTTTTTAGAATCTTTCGACCTCTCCATCGGGAAATATGACGATGAGTTCATCGAGTCGGTTGTCGCGCTTGGCGGCCGTGGCGCGTTCACGTATGCGGTAGTTTTGATTTTTGCCGCCCGTTGTCAACCGCACTACCACTCGGCGCGCCTGCTGCGCCGCCTTGTTGATGTTGCGCACCATGTTGTTGGAGGTCGTCTGCTTGATCTCGAAGACGTGTCCGTCGAAAATCGCGTCGGCATTTTTGAGCGGATCGGGCGGCAACTCGCCGGCAGGATAGAAGCGTCGTTTCACCGCTACATCGTCCTTGTGAATATCCGGCAGCAGGGTCGCCTTGCGGACGATTCCTTTCCCGAGCAGTATGTCCGTCGCGGCGACGTTCTGCGCCTGCTCGTGGTCTCGATGCAGGCAGCTTACTTCTACGACATGCCCTCCGGGGGTCTTCGCGTCGAAATAGGTGTTCTCGACCGGGATGTATTCGAGAGCCCTTGCGAACGTTTTACTGCTTATGCCATTGAAATAGGGGTGATTCCTGGGAAACAGCAGTCCGGCCTTCGCCAGATTGGTCTTGAACATATCCGGTAGGTCGTCGGGCATCCGTATGAGCTTCTGCGGTGTCGCGGCACCCGATACGACCCGCACCAGACATCGGCAGTTCCACCCGTTCGGCGGGTAGATCGTATTCCATATCGGGTCGCTCATGGGGCGTTGCAGGCCGTTGAGTGCAGCATGCGAGGCGCGCACGCGGTCGTCGCCGACAGTCACGTAGCGTAACATGGGATCCCCGCCGCGCGCTTCGAGCGACGCCCACTCGGAAGCCGTCTCAGCCGCGCCGATGGCCGTGTCGTATTCGGTACGGAGGTAGTCGACATTGTAGCGGCTGTCGATCTTGCGTGCCTCGGTTTGGAACTCCGAGAAGCTGCGCACGCGCCCCTCGTCGTCGATAAGCGTATCGGTGAGGGTTCGCAGCTGGTGGTGGTTCTTGGCTACGGAGAACTGGTAAACATTGCGACGGAGGTTCTCGACCATTCCGAAGTCTGGTGTGCCGTACTCGGGTGTTATGGCGCGACGTCCGTATCCGTCGAGGAGCGCTTTGCGCAGCTCGTCGTCAGTGAAGGTCATCGACGCTTCGTCGAAGTCGATCTCCTCACCCTCGAAGATGCGGCGCAATGTTTCGGCAGCGACATGCCCTTCGTCTACCTCTGCCCGTACATCCGATCCAGTTCGGCTATGGCCGGGCTTTTTTTTTTGAGTTCAGCCGTTGCGAACAACCCCGCAGCCTGCTGTTTCACGCCCGTAATCTCGATGTTGTATTTCTCCTTGAAATATCCCGATTTGTTATAATTGATTGTATTTCATTATTTTATATTCATTTATTCTCGCGAGTGGGGACAAAAATAGACACAAACCGTATTCGTTAGCGGTGTGTCTTAGGTTGTTATTTCGATACTTGGCCGGCGATGATCCACTTACACCCCGCAGATGCGAGCCGGTTCCGGCCGTCGCGTGGTCGCTCGATCGGGAGCAGCCGAGGCGCCGCAGCTCGCAGGCATGGCCGGCGATGATCGCCCACGCCCAGCAGATGCGAACCGGTTCCGGCCGTCACGTGGTCGATCGATCCGAAGCGGCCGAGGCGCCGCAGCTCGCAGGCATGGCCGGCGATGATCGCTCACGCCCAGCAGATGCGAACCGGTTCCGGCCGTCGCGTGGTCGCTCGATCGGGAGCAGCCGAGACGCCGCAGCTCGTCGGGCATGGCCGGCGATGATCCGCACGACCTTTCCGCGGGTCTCGAAAATGGGCCTTTCGGGCCTTTTTTTCGACGTTTTGCCCCCGTTTTTGTCCCCATTTTCGTATAACTCGCTGATTTACTTATATAAATTGTATTTCTTTACGAACTATTCACGTGTTTTCGGCCCTATTTTGTGCGACCTTCTGCCGGCTCCTCCGTTCGCGCTTTTGCTCGTCGCCGTCGCCGTGCTTTTTTCTCGTTCGCCTCTTTTGTCGATGTCCCGATCGTTTTCCCTCCTTTCGTCGAAATTCGGGCCGTTTTCTCGGTGCTTTGGGGCTGTTTTGTGGCATCCTTGCCGAATGATCCCGAATTTCGGCGGTCGAATTCGTAAAAACTCGGTGAAAACGGGTGTTTTCGGGGCGAAAATTCGGAAAAATGCCGCTAAACCACCGGAAAAACTCGGTAAAATTCGGTTTGTCTCGCCTCGGTGGCATGTTTTAACGATCTGAAATCCTTTTTGTTCCCTCCTTTTCGCGCACAAGCCGAATTCGGAAAAAACAAAATCGCGAAATTCGGTCGCGGCGGGCGCTTTTTCCGAATTTTTCGGCCGAAATTCGGTTTTTGTCCGTTCAGCCCTCGTGTTTATCGTCTGTTCGTCGATCGTCGAAATTTGGGGCGCTTTCGGGCGTTTTCGGGGTCGTTTTCATTTGTCGTGTTCTTTGTCGTGTTCTTTGTCTGTGTCACGCACCGACGGCGCACCCCAGCTCTCGACGCTGTGGAAGGTTTTCATACGCTGGTGCGGTCTCTTTCGACAACGCAGGACATTCGACGAATGCGAGGTGCTGCGATCGCTGCGACCGTCGCAGTTTGTCGACGTCACCCGTCGACGCCTGGCAATGCTTCACCGATTCCGGCGACTATACGCGCCGTTTTCCTTCTCGGTCTGCGGGTTCTTTCCTTCCGTGCCTTTCGGAGTGTAAGCATCCGGCCGCCTTTCGAGCGCTTCGCGCTCTTTTCGGCGGCTTATAACAAGCTGCCGGATTTGCTTTTTCGGCCCCTTTCGGGACGGGGTGCGTTACGGATTGTAACCGACAAACGAAAACGCCGCCCGAAACTATTCGGACGGCGTTGGAATTCAATGCGTTATATGTATATCGATCTGTAATCTAATTTCGAGCCTCAAAAAAAGCGGCGCGCCGTTTTTGTACGCACAATGTGCGTTTATGTGCGTTTATGTCATCGGCGATTTTTCCGCTTACGATTCGTAACTTCGATTCGCTTTTCGCGGTCGTATTCCGACGATGCGCATCCCGTTCCGCACTGCTGCGACGTGCTGTGATTACGGATTGTAACGCACCGCGTCGTCCCGCGGGGGTTCCCTCGCCGTTCGTGCGCGTATTGCGTGCGTTTTCGTGCGTTTTCGTCATCGTTTTATGCGTCATTTTTCAGGTTGTTCCGCCTGCGCCTCTTCGGACGTCGTTATATCCTCGTTTTCAGCTGTTTGCATTGTAACCGAATTTCGACGCCCGAAAAAAGCGGCGCGCCGTTTTTGTACGCACAGTGTGCGTTTATGTGCGTTTATGTCATCGGCGGTTTTTTCGCTTACGATTTTCTCGTCGCTGTCTGCGATCGCCTCGTTGTAGTCCTTTTTCAGCGCGTCGAAATACTCGCGTTCGTGGATCGAGAGAATGCCGCGTGCGTACTCCTTTCGGCGTAGGTCGTTCCACCGCGCGGCGAAGCTGTCGCGTCGCTGCTTCTCGTCGGCCGTTATGCGTCCGTCGCCGTACTCGATGCGCGTAATGTCGTTGAAGCGCTTGACGCCCAATGCCATTAACAGCGTTGCGTATTTATCCTCGGCCTGCGGCCGTTGTTCGGCGCAGAAGGCAATGAAAATGACCGATTGCCAATCTTTGAGAAAGCGGATCGCCAGCGTCGGCAACTGCCCGATAAATCGGCCGATCGTCCATGCGCCCCGATCCTTTACGAAGTTTATTTTCGTTTCGATTCGCAGCAGCGGCGAGGCCGGAATATCTCGGCGGCGCTTCTGGCGGCTTTCGCCCGTCTTGTCGTAGATTTTGTAGATACGGCGCGTGTTTATCTGCCGCGTGACTTTCTGGTAATTCTCGCGGTATCTCGGTTCCTCAATCAACTCCTTATCTCCGACCGAAACGATGCGCACGATGTATTCTCCCGCGTCGTGCGGCATGGTCATCGTCAACCCTATTTCGGCCTTTCGAACCACAGCCCGCCGAATATCCACACCCAGCACGTCGGGCAATAGCTCCGTTAGCGTCTGCCGCGCCTGCTGCATGGTGAATATCCCGTAATTGTTGAGCTGCCCGTATCGTATTCGGTTGTACTGCTTGTGGAGGCTGCAATCGATGTATACCGCGTCGGTATGGTCGATTTTTACGACAATCCCCGTCAGCTTGCGTTGTTCGCCGCTGACGTAGGCCCACTGCGAACCCTCGTTGCCTACGCTCGTAAGGCGGTGCCGCTGCACGAGCTGCCGCACCTGCTCCGGCGTGGCGTCGATTCTTATGCTTATCTGATCTATCATCGTTTGGGTCGTTCTCTTGAAACGCCGTTTAAATGGAGTATAAATGTCGGGCGGGAGCTGCGGAACCAACCGCAAACGAACCCGAACCTTTCTGCACACCCGCAGCAACCCGCCGCGACTTTATACTACCTGCGGCCGTTGATACCCTCGTAGAACGACCGCGCGGCGACCTTGTACGTTTCCGCCGCGGCGTCGTATTCGAGGCCGTGGATGTAAATCCCGCGGTCGAAGGGTTTGTCGAACTCCGTAGTCTGCGACTTGATATGCCGTGTCGGCACGCGGTCGTAGTACGGCCGTAGGGCGTTGAGCGTCGGGATCAACGTCGTAAGCGTCGATTTCGCCGCGATCTCCGATTCGGTCAGCGTCACGGTGTAGCGCTCGACAACGGCCGTATCGTCCCACGAGACCGTCATCCCGTCGTCGTCGAGCACGAACCCGCCGATCTCCACGACGTCGCCGCCGCTGAGGTTCTCCCCGATCGCCTCTATCGCCTCGATCGCTTCGTCGACGAACGGCAGTTCGGCCAGTTCGGCCAGCTTGTGAAGGTCGATTTTAATTCCGCCCACGGTCGCGCCGTCGGGGTTTTGGCTCTCGACGACTGCCAGGCGAACCGCGCGGCGGTGTTCGTTGGCATCCGACGAACCCCACCGGCCGCGGAATTTGCCGTTTATCTTCGTCACAAGCTCGATGAACGCTTCGAAGGTCATCTGCGGCGCGTTGCTGTGCATGATCTGCCACGCCGCGGCCACCTGCTCCGCGCATTTGTCGGAGGCCGTGCGTATCGCGTTTACTTGATCCCAGGCCGTGACTTGTGCACCGTCGTCCGAAAATTGATACCCTTGTTTCGGGGTCGCGCTATCCGCCCCCGCCTTTGCTTTAACTGTTGCCATAATGTAGCGTATAATTGAATTGTGGTTAAACCCGTATCGTTATCCCAGCGCTCAGGCGGCCCGTTTGCTGCTGCCCGTGCGCGGTTTCTTCTCGTCGTCGGTCGTCGACGCCTGCTCCTCCATAATCCGCAAACGTTCGCGCAAACGGCCGTTCTCCTCGCCGAGGCGCTGCAAATCGTCTAACAGCGCACCCAGCGGCGGGGTGTGCGTTTTCGGCGTCGCGGCATCGTCGGTCGACGTCGCAGCGGCCGCACCTTTCGTCATCCGCTGCGCCGTGTCGTAATCCGGCACCAGCGCTTGCAGCAATACCGCCAAGTTGTATAAACCATCGCATCTATTCATAGTTTCCGGCGTGAGCATCGAAAAAATACTGCCGATCTCGCTTATCAAATCCATCCAATCCTCGACCGGATCGCCGCCCGTCGGTATCGTGATTGTGAAACTGTCTTTCTGAAATGTCGTCATTGTCGTGTGATTTTTGAGGGTTATTTACTTCATTTTGCCGTCGATCTTTTCTCCGGTATCATACGTCGCGCCGTTTCCCAGTCGGGCTGCAATGCGTCCAAAAGGAGCATAATAGCGTCGATGCGGGACGGCATATTGTCTTCGCGTATGGTAGACAGCAGGTCGTATAACTGTTTTTGCAAGTTCTGCCAACTTTCTACCGGACAATAACCGGTATTGATCGTGACGGTGAACCCTTCTGTTTGAAATGTCGTCATTTGTTCGTGTGTTTTGTCGTTTTTGTTGCTGTCGCGGCGTTTTCCTCGGCCGCGATGATCGCTTCGATCGATACTTCGATCGTGTAGAGTGCATCGCGCATCGATTCGTCCAGTATCTCCGGACAATCCATTGCCCGATTGCTTAGGAGGATATACCCCTTCGTGAGTGCGTTTTTCCACTCGTCGAGCGTGTCGAACGATTTGCCCACCGCGCCGAAAAAGCACCCCGCGTCGAATCCTTTTCCCGTGCGGTCGCACAGGCCCCGTGTGGCGTGCGTCATGCGCCGCCGATCCTTATGCCGGAACATTGTCGCTGGGTTTAGGGTTCAACTCCATGAACAGTTCCAACGCCTCCGCGGGGATTCGGTAGCTTCGGCCGACGCGGCACGCCTTGCGAATCCGACCGGTGCAGCAGTAGCGCCGCACCGTCGCCGCGTTGAGTTTCAGCAGCTCGGCGGCCTGCTCGACGGTGTAGAACGTCCGCGACAACTGCGAAACGACGTCGGAGCGCTCCGCCGCTGTGTGCAGCTGCCCCAATATCCGCACGGTGCATTCGTTCGTTCGTGCGACTTCGCGGCTGAGCCTCCGCAACTCTTGTTTCGTGGAACGCAGCCACGCAATAAGCGCGTCGCGCGTCGTGGCGTCGCAGCCCTCGGCGCTGTCATTCGTCTTTTCCGTATTTTTCGTACAGTTCATTGTCTTGCGTTTAATCGTTTTCGTATTTTTCAACCATCATACGGATCCACCAGCGACAATTGTCGTAACTCGTCGAGCGGAACCGGTAGCGCTTGCCGTGTACCGAAATCTCCGCGACCCACCGCGACCGGACCACGCGGCCCACGCCGCGAACGTACTGCACGCCGCAATGACGGCCGCCGCTGTTGCTGCGGTGGCCCGTGTTGCGCTGCTGTTCCTTGTAGATCGTTCCCGTGCGCCGCTTCGTGCCTCTGCGGCATTCTTTGCACGGCGATTCCGTTAAAATCCGTTCCGTCATAACTTGCCGTATTTTTCCCGCATGATGCACAAATAGCGTTCGCACGCCGCGGCACTCGTCGAGCGGAACAGCCGGCGGCGGCGCGGTATCTTGATCTCGATAGTCGCCGACAGACTTACGGCCTCGCGATGCGGCGCAGGGGTCGTTTTGCGCGTCGGCTTCTGCCGCTTCTGCGTCGAGGCGGTGCCGCAGCCTTTCGTACCGGAAGCCGCGACGCCGTACAACGGCGCGGGGGCCGGACTGCGGCGGCATATCTCCACGACAGAGTACAACGGCGCATTGTCGTCGTGACGCCCCAGCAAATGCGGCATTTTACGCGCTGCGGCGCGCCGCAGCTCCGCGTCGGCATCCTCTGCGACCTGCGGCCGCGGTGCCGGTTCCGAGGCACTGCGCGCCTGCTCGATCGGCACGCGAACCACCCGCACCGTATATCCGGCCTCGGCAAGCTGCGACACGGCGGCAACGGCATCCGAGCGGACGGCCAACGTCCCCAGCACGCGACCGTCGGGGCTTTGCAGCTGGTATACCTCGTGCGGCTCGGCGACCGTCGTCGTCGTGTAGACCATGCCCGAGGCATTGTAACGGCCTACGACCTGCTTTTTTCGGCCCCGTTTCATGCCTGCCCCCTTTCTGCGCACCACATCTGCACGCACGCGCCGATGAACTTGCGATCCGCGAGGGCCATATACTGGTAGCTTACCCACAGACGGCCGTCCGAGGTGTAGGCCGTTACACGCGAGCGGCCGTGCGCAAGCTCCTCGATCTTGATTCGAAGTTTGTACAGCTCGACGGACGTATAACCCCGCCGCCCCTGACAGCACAACGTCTCGAAGGGGTACGACGTATTGCCGCGCAACGCCTGCCAGTCGACGCCTTCGAACGACAGCACCACGGAAGCGCCGCACGACAGCCCCGCTAGCGCCGTAAGCTCCGACGCAGTTTTTACCCGATTATTCGTGCGTGTCATGGCCGGTTGTTGCTTTGTTGTAGAACTTGCGTTGATAATCCGTTGCAGGGTCGAAGACGCGGAACTCGCCGTCGCACTGCACCCGCCGCACCTCGTAGAGGCCCGCAGGAAGATAGTCCGCATAGCGCACAGCCTCCGACGACGTCGCAAATTCGTCGATGATGTAAGAACCGTAACGGAGTTGATAGACGACGCCCGCAGAACGCGCAGCGTCCAGGTGTCCCGGCATAGGGGACGGGGCGACAGTCGTCGCCCGTGATGAACGTAACATTTTGTGTATTTTGAACAGTTGCGGCGGAAGTAAAAAAGCGGCTCCGCCTTTCCCGCTGTTCAAAGCTACACAAAGCATTGCGGACGCATTACACGTGCCGCACGGGGGTACGGAACCGCTAAGGGTCGTATATTCAGACAAAAACAGCCGCGACGCGGCGGCTTTCATCCGCTTTGTGTAATCTTTGAACGTGACAAATGTAATCATTTTTTCGGAAGTTGTACACGTAGGGCGTTATTTTTTCGCATTTTTCGTGCTCCGGCCCTCCGTCGCGTCGTCGGCCGCAGTCTCGGCCGGCGCGAACAGGTCGCCCTGCACGGCCGCGCGTTTCCCGTCGAAGAGGTAGGCCCGCGTCTCCGACAGCAGCGTTTCGATGTCCTGCGTAAACTGATGCAAGTAGGCATACGGCGACGCCGGCGTAAGTTTCGGCAGCCTATACGACAGCTCACCGCCGCCCGCCAGCGTTCGGCGTCCCGTAAGGACGACGCAGCGCCCCGCCGTGTCGTCCTCCTTGATGCGAACCGTCGTAACGCTCACGCGCCCCGCGGCGCTCTGTCTGACCTTCTCCGCATCCCAGGCCGAAAGGCCATTTATGTAGTCCGCAGGGATGCCCCGCAGCTCCGACAGAACCGCGAAATGCGCACTCAGCGCGCGCAGCGCCGCGAGGAAGTCCCCGTGCGGCTCGTCTTTGATGTACTCCTTAATCTCTTCCTCGTAGCCTTTGACCGTGAGCGTATAGCACACCTCCACGCCTTCGCCCGTGTAGTTTACTTTGTTGATCTGTTCCATATTCGACTGGTTTTCGGGGTTATTCGTATTTCTCGTTGAGCAATGCGCGGAACCGCTTCGGGTCGCGTTCGCTCATATCCAGCAGCTCGTCGCGCGTATAGTCGTCGTAGCGCTTGCGGCATGGCGCCGTGTCCGCGCTGGCAGCTCCGCCGTCGTACTTCTCGTTGAGCAGCGCGCGGAACCGTTTCGGGTCGCGTTCGCTCATATCCAGCAGCTCGTCGCGCGTATAGTCGTCGTAGCGCTTGCGCGTGCTGCCCGCCGAGGAAACAGCGAAGGGCACGCGGTACGTCAGCGCGGCGGTGATCTTCGAAACGGCCGCCGGACGGACGTCCCGTGCGACGGCAACCGTCGCGACGGCATCCGTAAGTTCGTCGGCGATGCCCCATTTTATCGCCTCGTCGGCCGTGAACCAGTGATCCGCACCGTCGAACCACCCGTCGACGGTGGCGCGCGAGATCCCCCGCCGGTAGAACTGTGCGCGCAATACGTCGTCCACCTTGTGCAGCGTCTCGATCTGCTGCTCCAACGCCCGACGGTTGCCGCCTCCGTCGATCGAGGCCGCATGTACCATGATCAAAGCATTGCGCGCGATGCGTATGTGCGTTGCCGAAAGCATGAATACGGCACCCATAGAGGCGGCCAAGCCCTCGACGACTACCGTCGTAGGGCGTCCCGCCTGCTGCATCGCCGTTATCATTAGCACGCCGTCCGTGATCGATCCGCCGCCGGTGTGAAGATGCACGACCGGATCGCCGCAGCGTGCGGCGGCGCGCAGCGCTTCGGCGAAGGCTGCGCCCGTGTAGTCGCTTCCGATAGTGCCGTAGGCGTAGATATGGTTCGATTTCGATTCCAGCATCTTATTTCTCCGTGGAGGCCCCCTTTTTACTGCTCATCAACTCGTCCAGCTCCTCGACGTTGATTCGAACGTTGCGGCCCGAGCCGCCGCCGTGCGGCGTCAGCTTGCCTTGATTGAACAGCCGGTAAAACGTCGAACGGGAAAGCCCCGTGCGCGTTATCGCCTCTTGAAGTGTCAGATACGCTTTTTCCTTCGACACGTAGCGCTCGATCGTCGCAAGTCCCGATTCGATACGCCGCAACCGTTCCTCCGGTATGGCGATAAAGGTCGTACCCCTGAGTTCTCGTGTTTCCATGTTTGAAATTTTTTTAATCGTTGAAAGTTATAAATACACTTCGTAACTTTCAACTGCAAATATAATACAGAAAATTCCACTTTTGCAAGTGGCGAAACGTATTCGTAACTTGTATTTCTTGTCTCATACAGTGCGCAAAGAGAAACGGCAACGTATCTAATACGCTGCCGTTTCGATTGTTACGATGTATGTTTCCCGCTATGGAACGGGGCGAAAATTTACCCGAATTTTTTTATTTTTTTATCCGTTTGTCACATTGCGAAGCAACGGAAGCAACCGTTTTTCTACCGTTTCTCGCGTGATGTCGCCGAGCAAATCCCACAACCCCGACAAGATCGAAGGCCGGATTTTGCGCAATTCGCGCATCATCCCTTCGACGGTCATTTGCTGGGCTTCGATACGGGTTAACGGATAGCATGCGCGATTTTTCGGCAATCGCCCGTTTATATCGCGGAGAATCTGCCACAAGGCGAACAGGCGTTTTTCTTGCGTCGTTCCCGCTTTTTTCAATATTTGGAAGGCGCCCGCGCAAACTGCATCGTCGGAATCTACGTTCGAAAAGTCGACAGCCCACGATAGAGAAACTCCGAAGCGCTTATTTATAGCTGCCGACGCATACCCCGAAACGACGTTTTTAATCTCTTCGAACAGGTCTTTTTCCGCCGAACTTTGATAGTGCGACAAATAGGCGTTTATCATCTCGGAATCGGGGGGCGAACCGGTGCGCTGCGTCTCCCACCCTTCGTGCGAAGGTTCTGTTTCCGTGGCATCCGCCTCCTGCGATTCCAACCATGACAAATAATTGACATTATCGTCGATCGACCAGATTTTAAACATCCGTTCGGTATTGCCCGTCGCCTTATCTTCGCCGTATCGATGCACGATCGCAAGAACGTTGCGCGTCTCTGTTTCGATGAACTCCCGCACCTCTGCCGTTTTTAACGCTTCGGGGCGCAACGGTTCTCTATACATGCTTACGTGCGCGTAGGGTACCCCTTTTCGGTTGATATTGTAGTAGATCGGGTACATCCCCGCATCTTGCCATCGTTTCACCTTCTTGTTTAGAAAGTGCGTAACGCTGACGATCCCCAACGAGGTATTGATACGATGTCCGTCCGGCGTCTTTCTCGGCATGGTCGGTATTCGGTTTGGTTTGCGCTACAAAGATACGTTTTTAAGGATAATTTTTATACAAAACTTGTTTCTTTTTGTTTCTCGGTGTCGCAAACGAACCCCGCACGGAACGGCCTCGCCCCAGCTGGCGCGAACCGGTTCCGGCCGTCGTGTGGTCGATCGATCCGAAGCGGCCGTGTACGACGACGAAAAAAGGGAATCCCGCAGGATTCCCCCAACGACAACGCCGCGGCCGACCTACTGCGCAAATGCCGTTTTTACGGCCGTGGCGATTTGGTCGTGCGTCGTCTGTGCGTAGATTTGCGTCGTCGATATGTTCGAATGTCCCAATATCTTCTGCACGACGTTCGTCGCAATGCCCATGCTCTGTAACAGGGTTGCCGACGTGCGCCGTGCCGTGTGGAACGTAACGCGCTTCGTTATGCCGGCGGCGGTGCAGAACTCGCGTATGCTGTTCGTCACGTTCGGGCTGAGTTTGAAATATCGGTCGTCGATACCTTTTCCGATGCCGTATTTTAACAGAATGCGATCGCCTTTGCCGCCGAAGATGCGCGATAACGGAATCTCGACGACGGATCCCGTCTTGATCGTCTTGCGGTATAACCAGCGCTCGCCGTCGATGATTCGGACGTCGTGCGGCGTGAGGGCAAGGACATCCGAAATGCGCAGACCCGTATAAACCGATAGCAGGAACATGTCCCGCACGATACCGCCCGTCGCAGACAAACCGCCCGCCCGTTCGATTGCGGAAACCTCGTCGACGGTCAGCGATTCGTGTTCGACGCGCTGGCTCTGTAATTGGATTCGTTCGAAGGGGTTCGAATCCATAAGATCGCGCCGGATCGCCTCGCGGACAACTGCGCGTAACGTGCTTAGCATCTGACGGGCGGAATTCACCGATATGCAATTCCGCAGGTACGTTGCAAAGTCGGTTACGAATTTGTAATCGATGCCCCCGAAGTGAAGCCCTTTTTTGTATGCGTCGAGGTGTTTGCACAGCGTAATGTAATTGCTCACCGTTTTACGCTTGATCGCGCGGCTGTTGATGTAATCCGTCCGGACGAACTCCGTGACGAGGTACGAACGTTTGGCCGTCGTTTGGCGGATGACGGTTTCGAGCGTCGGAGCAATACCCGATTGACGCAACGACCACTCCCGCGCCTCCATGTCCGCAACCATACTACGAAGATATTCATTTTTTTCGCGTGAACCCGCGACGCCCGGCCGAACAATGCGGCGACGGGAATCCCATTGCGACGGTAGCAGCTTGACACCCGTATTTACATAGCGGCGGGCGTAGTAATCCGATACGCAAATCGAGACCGTCCCGAATCCTTGTTTGTCCAACTGGCCGCGGCGATTGTATACCGCCATATAACGAAATGCACGCATAATACAAAGTTTTTCTGCAAATATAGAACTTTTTTAATACCGTGACAAATTCGGGGACAATAAAATGATATATCGAAATACAAAACTTGTTTCTATATTATTCATATTATTGTATTACAATATATTACGAAATATATTATATATTATTATGTGTTAAAATTACGTTTCCTCCTTGAAATAGGCAGGGTCGACCTCGTAGTTGGCCAGTATCATCTGCTCGATCTGCAACTGTTGTTCGGGCGTGTAGCTCACGGCTTCGTCCCACACAAATTCGTCGTCGTCGGTGAAGGGCAGCCCCATTTCCTGCAACTTGGGCAACAGCTGCCAGTTGACCATCGAGGCGATCATCGCCATGCGGGAGTGTACGACACGGTTGAAGATGTCGAGGTGCGTTTCGGACTGCGAGAGCGACGACCCGTCGTCGATGGTCATCGTCTGGTTGAGAATGGCCTTCGAGATGTTGGTTTGCGCCCGTGCGATACGCTGGTCGAAGACCTGAAAGGCATCTCCGCGCTGCGTTTCGAGGAATTTGATCTCGGTACCTTCGGGGAAAAGGCCGAATGCCGCGGCGCCCATCTGCCGCAGCGCCGACATGATCGTGGCCTTGTCGCTGTCGTCCGTGGAGGTCGTCGTCGCCCACCGCACGGGAATACCGAACAGTTCGCCGAACGAGTCCCAGAATCCCGACATGTTTTTGATGGATATGGCTTCGGGCGCCACTTTGAGCAGGAATCCCAGCGGTTCGTCAGCATTTATGTCGATGAGGAACCGGTTCAGGCGGGGGTTGTTGCGGTAGTCGATACCCATCGACAGGTCGTCATTGATGTCTTTCAACACCAGCCCGTACTCCGGCACGACGTGCTCGCGCGGAATAAGGTGTACGCTGTCGATCGTCCGGCGTCCGCGCATTTCGACGACATTTCCCAGCTCCACGAGTGAATTCCCCCACGCCTCGGCATCGAGGGCGTGGTGCATCAGGTCGCGGAACCACGGGCAGGAGATGATCGAGGTCTTCTCCGGCAGCTCCTTCGCCGTTTTCTCCGAACGAATGTAGAAGCGTCGCTGCATGACGGCCGTCTCGATCTGCCGCATACAACCTTCGACCTGCGTGTTGAGTACGACGTCGGCGTAGACGTTGTAGAGATCCGCCCGCCGGGGATTCTCGACGTCAGCGGCCGCCTCATGCGCCCGCCGCCAGCGTCCGATGTCTTGGCGGTAGAATGCACGTGACTGCTCGTCGATCTCGATCAGCGCGCGGCTATGTTTGCGGATATCTTGCGCCACGGCCTCCACACGCGTCTGCGGCTTCGGCCTCCGAAAAATATTGAGCAAATCCATATCAATATTCATTTTGCAGTTTCTCTTCGCTTTCGAAGCGTATGCTCGAATAGTATTCGGGGTTCTTTTCGGGATCCGTTCCATCCTCCTCGGGGTCTGTCAGCGACGGTATTCCCGCGCCGACTTTCCCCGCTGCGACCTGTTCGAGCCAGCGTATTGCAGCCTGGTAGCGGACGTAGCGGATGTCGTCGTCCGTCAGACGTCCCGGCAGCGACGAGAAGAGCAGGTAGAGCGTGATGTCGCAGGCGATCATCACCAGGTAGGGATTGCGAGCTTCGCCCGCTTTGTTGAATTCGGAGCCGATGCGATACCGTTGGTAGAGGTAGTTGCGCATCGTCGAACAGGCAGTGCGTGTGAGTGCCTCCATCGACGTGAAGCCTTCGGCCAGTGCGGCGTCGAAGTCGTCTTTGGCGATGATGTTCAGTATGTCTTCTTCGGTGATATACATCTTGCTATGCTGTTTTGTACAATGCCTTTCTCTTCAAGTCGTCGGTCGTGACGCCTGCACGCAGCAGATGTTTGCGACGCAGGTATTTGACGTCGAGCGTCGTCCAGACCTTCAACCTGCCGCCGACGTTGAACACGTAGCAGCGTTTTCCCGTTCGTGCGTGCAGCGCCTCGGCCTCGGCGATGGCGCGCATCAGGCGCCAGCGCGCCCACTTGTTGCGGATAAGTTCGAAAAGTGTCATGTCAGTATCTTGAATTTGAATCGCCACGGCTCATCTGTCCGATCATCGGGGAGAATGCGAATGCACGGTCGAATGCCGCCAGATCGGAGATCGCCCGCTCGTCGGCATCGGGGGAGTCGTCGTGCGTGCGGTATCCGGGTTCTATACCCAGCAGTTGACGTGTCCCTTCGATGAAGTCGGCGTTGTTCCGCTCACGCTCGTTGTAGCGTATGCGCCCGTTTTCGTAGTAGGGGTAGACCGACAGCAGGCGATCTATCTTCTTGGTCTTGGGCGACGGCACGACCGAAATATTGAGCTGACGCCCTGCGCGGGCATTGCTCTCGTCGATAGCGCGTCGCAGCGGCTCGTTCCAGAATTGCGATTCGACGCGCCAATGCACGACGACGCCTTGCGGCAGCCGGCTGTCGTAATCCTGAATCCAGTCGAGCGTGCTGTTCATCGTGCGCTGCCGCACGTAGGATGCTATCAGGTACATGCGATGATCGTACAGCCCCCAGATGCGCACGGCGTTGAAATCGTTTTTACCCGAATAGGCCGGATCCCACCGCCCTGTGATGTGCCGGAATTTCGACAGCGACGGCAGCGGCGCCCATACCCTGTCGATCATCTCCTGCGTGAAGACCTTCCCTTCGACCCACGGCCGGTTGTTGTATTCTGCTTCGAAGGCGATCGTACCCAAATCGTGTTCTATCTGTACGAAATGGTCGTCGGGATATTTACTTTCCCAGCGCGGCTTCCGTTCCGGCCCGACGGTCGCATCGACACGGTGTACTATCCATTTGGGATTCCGACGTTCGAGTTCTCCCTGAATCGTCCTGGGTGCGAAGTTGTTGTTCAGTACCAGCAGGCGCCGCACGGGGCCGTCCATCGTCGGGATCAGAGCCGTGAGAATCCAGTTCGCCATCTCGTCCTGCCGCTTCGGATTCTTAACCGTGTCCTTGTCTTCGAGGTCGTCGCAGATGCAGAGGGTAGGCCGTCGCGCACCTTTTCGCAGACCGCGCACCTCCTGGCCCATGCCGAGTGCCGCGCCGATGAATCGCTCGCGGCAGACGAAGTAGTTGTCCGACCATTGGGATGTTCTCTGTGCGCCGAAATCGGCGATCAGACGCTCGTTGCCCGCGAATTCATCGGCTATGTCCCCCAACAGTTTCTTGGCTTTGTCTTCGGTGTTGCCTACCAGTACGAGGTAAATGTCCTCGCCGTTGATCCAGAGCCATAACGGGATCAACACGTCGCAGACGATCGACTTGGCCATGCCGCGTCCCCAGCGCACGAGCACCTTGATCGTAAGGTTGCGTTTTACCTTATTTGCCAGATCAACGTGGAAGTCGGGGGTCTCGGCTGTGGCCAGATGCGGGAAATAGGCCGTGACGAAATACCGGAAGGATGCGCAGGCTTTCCGGATGCGCTCCTGCCGCTCCGCTGCGGCCTGTTCGTTGACCGAACCTTGTGCCCGCGCGATGCGGCACCAGCCGTCCCAACGCTGCAATGCCTTGGCTATGTTACCGCTGCCCGCCATCCTTTGTCAAAGAAGTGATGTATTTGTCCTGTATAATGTTCACCGCCTTGGTGAAATTCTCCCAGAAATCCGTCCGTGAAGACATCGTCTCGCGGATCGCTTCGGCATGTTCGGCGTGCTGCGTCATCCACTGTCCGAAGGCCATGAAACAATCGATGTAATCGACCAGTCCGACCTCTTTGTCCAAGGTCTTGATCGATTTGGTTATGCGTAGCAACTCCGTGGTATCGATACTCGACGAGTCTTCGCTGAGCAGATCGTCGATACGTTGAAGAAGTTTCGCGACCATTTCGTGTCGGGATATGCGCACGCCGGCGCGCTTCTCCTTCCAGCCGTAGCGCTTGACCCACTCGGAGACGGTCGACTCCGAGCGTCCGACCCTCGCTGCGATCTCTTTCTGCGAGCATCGCCGCATGAATAAATATTCGGCAAGATCGATCGTGCTGTCCATCTATTAAACTTTTGAACAAATATAGATGTACAGCAGTATTTAATCTATTATTTGAATATATAATATCAATCATTGAATATTATATATACAATAATTTGATATGACGGTTGGGGATCATTTAATTTGTTGAAAAATTTTTCGATGATCGAAGTTCAGAACAATCACGTCTACGCCTACGGTACCATCGGTGATTCGTATAGCGGTGAAGATTTTGCCGCGGCGCTGCGGCGTGCCGAACGGTACGGGAGTCCCGTCGTCCATCTTCACACGTTGGGCGGCTCCGTCATGGATGGTCTGCTGATGGTCAACGCCGTCAAGTCGAGCACGTGGCCCGTGACGGTCGTCGTCGAAGGCGTCGCGGCTTCGATGGGGGCCATCTTCATGCTTTCCGCGGCAAAAGTCAAGGTCGCCTCGAACGCTCTGATTATGCTGCATAGTTCGTCGTCGTGGGGCGGCGGAAACGCGAAGGAGTTGGAATCGCAGGCCGAACTGCTCAAAAAAACCGACGCTGCGTTGCGTTCGTCGTTCACCACACGCGGCATCGAACCGGCAACGGTCGACAGCTGGTTCGACGGCGAGGATCATTGGTTCACGGCCGACGAGGCCCTTGCCGCGGGACTTGTCGATGAGGTCGTCGCTCCGGTCGTCACGGCGCAGCTCTCGAAGCCGTTGCTGCCGGAGGAGTTGCAACGCATCACCGCATCCCTGGAATGTATATTTTCAAACAATAAGATTATGCTGAACATTTCCGAACTCCTCGGCTTGGCACCGACAGCCTCCGAGGAGGAAATCAAGACGGCGGTTTCCGCACTGAAAGCCGAGGCCGCGAAAGCGCAGGAGTACTGCCGCAAAAGCATCGAGTCGCAGATCTCGGCCGCACTGGATGCCGGTAAGATCACGGCCGAGCAGAAGGATTCCCTGCAAGCCTTCGGCGAGAAGATGGGCGCTGACGCCTTGCACTCGCTGCTGGACGGTATGCAGGTGCGCCAAACGCTACGCGATCAGATTGTACACGGCAGCAAAGGCAGCGCGAAGAAGTTCGACGACTACACGCGCGACGAGTTGCTGCGGATGAAGCAGGAGGATCCGACGCGTTTCAAGGAGTTGCTGGACGCCAAGTACCGCGAATAACCACGAAAAATACCATTTAAAGCCTATGAAATTCATCAAGTTCATCGTATGTCTTGTCGTGGCCTTCGCCATCGGCACGGCATCGTTCGGTGCCGGCGCCGGCGTAGCCTTCGCCGCGCTGTCGCTCATTCCTACGGGCGCTCCTGCGGGATCGTTGCGTTCCGGTCTCATTCCGGAGGTGTGGACGAAGGAGTTCGTCAAACGCTTCAACCACATCGACCAGGGAACGTTCCTTGACGGCATTCCCGACTATTCGCAATTCGTGCGGCAGGGAAATACCATTCATCTGATCGACTTCGGATGCGACCCCGACGTATTGGTCAATAATACCGACTATCCTATCGCCGTTCAGGAAATGGAAAATGCCGACATCGCTATTCCATTGGATAAGTTGACGACCAAGGCGACACCTATTTCCGACGACACGCTCATCGACGTGAAGGCCGAGTTTATTCCCGCCGTTATCGAGGCGCACCGCGTCAAGATTTCGGAATATCGCCTCGACAAATCGATTTACAATTTCGCGCCGTCGAAAAATATCGACGGGAAGACTCCGGTATTCGCCACGACAGGCGAGGCCGATGAAACGGGTAAACGCAAGCGGTTCAGCAAAGCCGATGTCATCGCCTTGAAAAAGAAATTCGACGAAATGGAGGTGCCGACTCAGGGGCGTCGTCTGGTGCTGTGTTCCGATCATGTCGCGGATCTTCTGATGGTCGATCAGGCATTCCAGCAGCAGTACTACAACTACTCCTCCGGTGTCATCTCGAAAATGTTCGGCTTCGACATCTACGAGTACGTGAAGATGCCTCTGTATACGTCGGCCGGCAACAAGAAGGGCTTCGGCGTGGCCGCGTCCACGGGCGACACGATGGCTTCCGTAGCTTTTTACGTTCAAAGCATGGCCAAAGCTACGGGAGAACGCCGGCAATATCGTTCGGACGCATCGACGGATCCGCTCTACCAGCGCAACCTGTATAACGTCCGAGAGTATTTCTTCGCAGCGCCCAAGCGATCGAACGCCATGGCGGCGATCTATTCCGGTGCAGTATCTCAATAGTAGCGGCGTATGTTAAGCGATGTTTCTATCGTCAGACAGCAGGGTCTCGGCAAAACGGCCGTCCGTCAGGACGGCATTGCCGGACTCGTTGCCGACGGCGTAGCGTTGCCCGACAAGGTTGTACTCGAAACGCCGTTCGTCGTCACGTCGCTGTCGGAAGCCGAATCGCTCGGTATCACGGAACAATACGACAAGACGAACAAGGTTCTGTTGTGGCATCATATCTCGGATTTCTACGCCGAAGCACCACGCGGCACGTCGTTGTACGTCGTTTTGGTTGCCAAGCAGACGGAGATGGTCGATTCGCTCGACGTGTCGGACGGTGCAGCCAGGAAGCTGCTGAGCTACGCCAAAGGTGCCGTGAAACTGCTCGCCGTGACTTCCATGAGCGACGACTGGGATTCGTCGGGCGACAAGGTCACGGCCGCGCAGGCGCTCTATGATTGGGCCGCCGCACGCAACAAAGCCGTGCAGATCTTGCTCGAAGGCCGTGCGTTCTCTCACGATGCGTATATAAAGTTGCGAGAGCTCACGGCAAACCGCGTATCCGTGGTCATCGGCCACGACGCCGCAGTGGCCGCCGAAGACACGGCCTACGCCAACTATGCGGCCGTGGCCCGTTTCATGGGACGACTCGCGGCCATTCCCGTGTCGCGCGATGCCGGACGGGTACGCACGGGCGCTGTGAATATCGCTACGGCGGGACTCTCCGACGGCAAGAAGGCGACCGATCCCGACTACTACGATGACGACCAGCTCTCGGCAATAGACTCCGCAGGATACATCTTCCTGCGGTCGTTCGACGGCTTGGCCGGCTGGTTCTGGAACGCAGACTATACGGCAGCGCCGTCTACGGACGACTGCGACACGATCCGCATGGGCCGTACATTAGACAAGGCGGCCGATCTGGCGCGTCTGAAAGCCTTGGAATGGCTGCGCGACGACGTGGAGATCGACGCCTCGACGGGCGAGATCGCACCCGAGGTCGTGCGTTCCATCCAGGCCGACATCGAGACGGCCGTGCTTACGCAGATGAGCGAGGAGATCTCCGGCGTGGCATGTACGATCGACCCTGCGCAATCGCTGTGGAATGTCGACACTCCGCTGGTAATGGATCTGGCGATCGTCGCGCGCGGCGTGATCGCACACATGAAAATCAATGTTTACTATACCAATTCTCTGAGCGATGATTAACGGAACGGAATACGCCTTCGAGGACGTGAAGATCTCCTTTCTCGGTCGCAGCCTGCGCGGCTTCGTGAGTTTCAGTTATGGCGCGAACAAAGCCTATACGAATATCCACGGCCGGGGCAACGTACCCATCAAGCGAGGACGCGGAAAAAAAGATGCGGAGCCCGCGCGTCTGACGATCCTGCAATCGGAGTTCGAGGCCATACAAGCCGCGATGCCCGCAGGTACCGACGTCACGGATCTGGCGCCTTTCAACTGCGTCGTGGCCTACGCTCCGCTGGGCGGGCAGATGGTCACCGACATCGTACCCTACGCTCAGGTGACGCGTTATGCCAAAGGTATGACCACCGACGACGGTAACATGACCATCGACTTGGAAATGATTACCGACATTCCCCTGTTGAACCAATAAAACACGATTACAATGGATTTTAAAAAGATTCCTTTCGAACAAAACGATAAGATCGAATTGACCGACGCCGAGATTGCGGCGGCTAAGCGCACCTACGGCGACATCTATCTCATCGAGGTGGACGGCAAGAAGATCTACATGCACCGTCCCACGCGGCAGATCTTCGACCTGGCGCAGACCTCGGCCATGAAACGGCCTTCGCTCTTCGAAGAGACGATCATGACCAACTGCTGGCTGGCGGGCAATAAGGAGATCCTCGACGACGTGTAACTCTTCTACGGCGCCGCACGCAAGGTCAACGAGATCACCAAGGTTGCGGAGGCGGAGTTAAAAAAGTTATAGCCTCGCGGGGCCGTGTGGCGAGCAACCCCGTGAGGATGGTTAATGCCATGCTCCGATATTATTTCCACCTTGACCCCGACACGCTCACCGACGAGCAGTGGCAGGCCCGCTGGGAGGAGTTGCAGTGGATACGAGAAATTGAAGCGAAAACAATCCGATGAACGTTCGAGAGGTCATATTCGATATTATCGGGAGGGACAGACTCTCCCCGACGTTGGATAAAATCGGCGTGCGGGGAGAGTCTGCACGTAAGGTGATGTCGTCACTCAATCGCCAGACGTTGACCTTCAACGACAAGATCAAAACGGCGGCGGCCGAGATTCCCGGCCTTTCGCGCGGGTTGACCATGTTGCGCAACCCTGCGATTATCGCCGGAACAGCTATCGCCGGCACGACGGTGGCGCTCAAACGTGCCACGGATCAGGCGGCGCGCTTCAACCACGAGTTCCGCAATCTTGCGAACCTGAATCTGGGCAAGACCCGCTCCGAACTTCGGCAACTCAAAGAACTGGTCATGTCGACCTCCTATGCCGGCGGTTTCGACCTCTCGAAAACGAACTCGGCATTTTTCGACGTACAGTCCGTTACGGGATTGTCGGGCGCTGCGGCTGCACCTATGGTGCGGAAGGGTATGGAGTTCGCGCGACTGCTGGGCGCCGATCCTAACACATGGGTGCAGGGGTTGGCGCTCGCGCAGGCCAACTTCGGATTCTCGAACCGCGCGATCGACGATTTCCAATCCAAAGCCTACGCGACGCTCAAAGCCGGCAACATCACCTTCGACCAGATCGCGCAGCTTATCCCCCGCTTCGCGGGTGCTGCGGCATCTTCGGGGCAGGGTTACGAAGAGGCGCTGAAAATGTTTACGCTCTTCACCATGCGTTCGTCGTCGCGCGACGAGGCCGCGACGATGACGCAGGCGTTGTTCCGCGATCTGACGAATGCCGGAGTAATCAAGGGGTTCACGGCCGCCGGCGTGAAGATGTTCGACAAGAACGGCAATATACGGCCCGTGTCGACGCTGCTCGAAGAGCTGAGCGACCGTTTCGCAAAGGCTTATGCCAAATCGGGCGATGCGGGCGTGGTCAAGCTTCGCAACCAGTTCGCGGGGTCGGAAGGGATCAACGCCCTGCTGAACACTGCCGCCGACCGTGCCGCGACATTCAAGGATCAACTGCGCAACTTCGCCGATTCGGAACTCGAACTGGCGCGTGTACGCGAGATTGCCAAAGACGACGCCGTGCTGCTTTCGGAGGAACTGCGCAACAGACTGAACGTATCGGTCACACAACTCGGTGAATCCCTCCTTCCCCTACGACTGGGCTTGACCCGCCTTGCATTAGCAGTTGTGGATACCTCAAACGTTTTGCTCTCTCCCGACAAAGGCGGATACAGAACGGGGTATAACAATACCTATCAGATGTTATCCGACTATTACGGGGATTTTGCAGACATGGATGAGAGTGCAAAGCAGAATCTCAGAGCGCACATCGCGCAGTTACGATCCCACCATGAAGGACGCAGAGATAGCTTTATGGGACGCAATGGCGATAAGTGGTGGACGAATATGATTCCGGGGTCTTTCCTGTTCCGGCCGACTTGGGCCGCGAAAGGAGCGATGGCCGAAGGATCGTTATCGGCTCTGGATGCTATCGAACGTGAGGTTCTGGGTGGGACAGACACTGCGACGCCTTTACTGGGCGGCGGCAAGACAGGCGGCACGGCGACGGACGCCGCGGCAATGCAGGCGGCACTCGCCGCCGCGGGTGGCGGGCGGCAGCAGAAAGTCGTTAACGTCACTATCGGCTCGCTGGTGGGCAGCCAATCGTTCAACACCTCGGTGCGCGAATCGCGCGACGACATCACCTCGGTAGTCGAGGAGGCATTGTTGCGCGCGATCAACGGCGCCGAACAACTCGCAATACAGTAATGAAACTGCCCACATCCCTCAAAGACCTGATCTTCGACACGTCGGGCGTAATCTCAGCCGTCGACCTGTACACGTACCTCACGTCACACGTGCGGCGCGTGAACTACGACCGTGAAACATTGCGTCCCGATTCCTATCCCGAAGTGCCGGTCGAAACGCTGGATTCCGCGCCACGCGTGTGGGACGGCAGTCTCACGGGTTCGGCGACACGCAGTTCCACGTTGGGCTACGCCGCAGCGCAGCGCGGTGATCTCTTCATCTCGCCGCTGACTGTCGACGGATGGACGTTTCCCGTGGATCCGCTTATCGGCGTGTCCGTCTCGAAGACCGTCGTGCAGACGCAACTCGGCGACGGACGCATACCCGTTATCGAAGAGGTCGCACACAATGGCCTCGACGTGTCGATCAGAGGGGTGCTCATCAACGAGGACAACGACGACTACCCCTACGATCAGGTCGCGCAGCTCAACAACCTCATCAACAAGCGCGGCGGGCTGGTCGTGCAGAACAACATCCTGAATCGCTGCTACGGTATCGAGCGCATCGTCATCCGCAACGCTTCGCTGCCGGGCGAAGAAGGTATGCAGTCCATGCAGGCGTTCACCATCTCGGCCGTGTCGGATCGAGACGTGCAACTTGAAATACGGGAGGGCTGGTCATGAGCTTCATTCCGATAAAAGAGGCCACGATCGGCCGTTACATCTTCCGCACGTTGTCGAGCGTGACGATACGACGTTCACGCAAGGAGATCGCGGCGACGGCCGAAATTACCCTGCCGGCAGAGTATGACGGCAAGTACCTGTGCAACGAGATCAAAGGCGGCGACGAAGTCGTCATCGCATTGGGATATGATGACCGGAAAACCGAGGAATTCCGCGGCTATGTCGTCGATGTCGCACAACGGCGGCCCGTAGTCATCCAGTGCGAGGACGAGACCTATCGCCTCAAACGCATGTCGCCCAAGGCGCGCAGCTGGTCGAGCGTCAAATTAAAGGAGATTATCGCCTACGTGCTGCCGGATGCGAAGACGCACGACCTCCCCGACGTGACGCTCTCGCCGTTTCAGATCAAACCCGGCGGCAGCGTCTTCGACGTGCTGGAAAAGCTGGTCAAGACCTACGGTTTGCAGGCGTTCTTCAAGGATAAGACGCTGCATGTCACGGTGCCCTACTACGATATGAACGACGGTACGGTTCGTTACGATCTCGAACGTAACGTCATCCGCCCCGATCTGACATTCCGCCGCGAGGGTGACGTGCGTATCCATGTACGGGCCGTGTCGATCCTGCGCAACAACAAGAAGCTGACGGCCGACGTGGGCGATTCGGACGCTTCGGCGATCACCACGCTGCACTTCTACAACGTCACGACCGTCGCAGAGTTGAAAAGGCTGGCCGAAGACCGGCTCAAAACAATGAAGTACGGAGGATTCTCCGGCACGCTTCTCACTTTCGGTGTACCATACGCCGAGCCGGGCATGGCGGCCGAGATCCGCGACCGGCGTTTCAGCGGGAACCGCTTCGGCCGTTACATGATCGATGCCGTGACGACGACCTCCGGCACGGGCGGCTTCCGCCGCGAGGTGGAAATAGGCCGAGCATTGAAAAAACAGAACGCACAATGAGCCGACAGGACGAAATACGAAACGGTATCCGGCGCCTGGCCGGAGGTGCGGTGCCGATGCTGCTGCGTATGGGCACCGTCACGGCTGTCGACGAGACGGCACAGACCTGCACGGTACACATCGACGACGGCTACGACCTCGACGACGTGCGTCTCACACCCGTCGAAGATGCGGAGTTGCTCGTCGTTCCCGCCGTCGGAGCATGGGCCGTCGTGGCATCGATCGAGAACAACGAGTACCTGAATATCGTCGTCAGCGTATCCGCAGTGCAGAAGATCGTCGTAAAGGCCGATATGCTGACGATCAACGGCGGGACACTCGGCGGCATAGTCAATGTCGAGACGCTCATCAGCGAGCTGAAAGCCATTAAAGACGATTTAAACATGCTGAAATCGAAGTTTCAATCCTGGAAAGTCGTGCCCAACGACGGCGGCGGAGCACTCAAAACCGCCATAGCGGGATGGAGCGCCGTGAAACTTCGGCCCACAGACCGCGACGCATTGGTCGACGACAAGATAACACACTGATATGAAAGACTTCGGAATCATCTGTGCACCCGATCTCGTCGCACACATCCAGCGCGACGAGCAGGGCCTCATAACGTGCGGCATGGCCATGGGCGACATTCTCGCGCAGAACGAATCGCTGTTGGTCGTCGCGGCACCCGGCGAGTTCAAGGCCACGCCGACAGTGGGGGCCGGTGCGATGCGGTTCTTGCGCGACGACGATACCGACGCTTTTATCGCCGCCGTCTGCTCGCAGCTGCGCGGCGACGGTATGGCCGTCGTGGCAGTAGAATATAAAAACGACGAACTGAAAATCGATGCGTCGTATGAAAGTTAGGACGGAAATCAAACAGACCTTCTTCGATCTGGCCGTAAGCTATGCCGGCAGCGCGGAGGCTGCCTACGACATCGCCTATGCCGCCGGATGCAGCGTGACCGATACGCCGCCCGCAGAGGTGGAGATCCCCGACGTGCAGAATGCCGCCGTGGCGGCGTATTTCGTACAGCAGCAGGTAACTCCCGCAACGAAGGCCGACGATACGGAAATAAACGGGCTATTATGAGAACATTGAATGAAATAACGGATACGATCAAAGAGTCGTTCGTCAACGATGAGACGATGGCACAGATGTACGGACTCGATGCCTCGAAGACCTTCGACGAACAGTTCTCGCGCGTGAGCTTCGAAGCCGTGCTTATTTATATTGTGGCGATGGCCAGTTACCTCTGCGAGCGACTTTTCCTCACGACGTCCGACGAGGTGACGGCGGCTATCGACAGCCGTTACATCGCCTCGGAGCCATGGTTCCAGCAGCGGGCGATCGAATATCAGGATGGCTATTCGCTCATCTACAACCCTGCGACCTATACCTTCGAGTATGCCGAGCAGGACGAGGCGGCGCGTATCGTGGAGTTTGCCGCTGCACGCTCCTATCTCGACACGAACGACATACGCCGCATCCGTATCCTCGTCTCCAAGAAGGAGAAGGCGCCGCTGAGCGCCGAGGAACTGTCGCGGTTCAGTACCTACATGCAGCGTATTGCACCGGCGGGTACGCGGATGACTTTCGTGAGCAAGCAGAGCGATCGGCTGCGCATCACCGCACAGGTAAACTATGACCCGTTATTGCTGAACTCCTCCGGAGAACGAATCACCGATGGCGTGAAGCCCGTAAACATCGCCGTGCAGGAGTATATCGACGGCATTCTCTACGGCGGTGTATTCAATAAGACGAAGCTCGTCGACGCCATACAAGCCGCAGAAGGTGTCGTGGATGTCGTGCTGCAAAGCGTTTCGACATCGAGCGACGGCGGTTCATATACCGTGCTGGACGGCACCTCCTACGCTTCGACGAGCGGCAGCTTCATCATCGACAACCTCAATATCTCATATCTCTCGCAAGATGCAGATTGATTGGAAGAGACATATCGTTTACAACCTTCCGCTGGTAATGCGGCAGCCGCGCATCGTTCACCTGTTGCGCAGCTTGCTGGCGTCGCTCGCAGACCTGCACGACCGTGCACAGACGTGGCGCGTGGAGTCGTTGCGGCGTGCACGCTACGACTCGTCGTCGATCATGATCGAACGGATGATCTTCGATGAGATGGGGTTGGAAGTCGTTATCGATAATTTCGATGCGGGAAGTTACGACTTTCGCGTGCGGATCCTCTCCGAACAGACGACCTATGACGAAGCGCGGCTGCGGGCGCTCATCGATAAGTACAAAGCTGCCGACAAACGCTATCTGATCGGAAACGGAAACGTATCCTATACGGTCATCTATCAGGATTACACCTGCGAGAAGACCGACGAACGATTCTCGGTGGAATATACGGCCTACGTCTGCGAAAAGCATGATTACAAGGAGACCGTCACCATAAGACTCTACGGGCGGAATAACAATGACGGAAGCATAGAACTCTATGCCAGCACGGGCGGTACCCCCGTAGCTTCGACGATTCATATCACGGCGGCAAGTGCCCTCTCGTTTACGATCAACGAAGGAGAATCTACATCCCGCTTGACGATCATTTATGAAGAACCCGGCGGCGGTATCATCTCCATATCGCCTACGGAAGACAGTACATACAAATATAAATTTGAACCGGATATAATATGGCTTACGTCAACACGGGATACCAGCGTTCGCTGACGCTGGTAGTAAAAAAATACGTCAACGGCAGCGAATCGTCGCGCACGGTCTACAACGGGAAACTGGCTTTCTCCATCGGCCAGAAGTCCTACGGTGCGATCTCGGACACGACATTGGCGCAGATGGATCAAAGCGCTTATGAGGATCGGTTGAATGACTTCATCGAGTATGTCGAACAGCAAGTGCCCGGGCTCGTCGTCGCAGATGTGACCGAGGAGGGATCCGAAGCTCGGCGATACAATACGACGAGTTGTCCGTTCGGAAAATAACGATTATGAAAGAGAGAGCTTATATCTACGCCGGTGAGACCGTAGTCCTGCGGTTCGAGGCGCGCAAAGAGGGACAGATTCTCGATCTGTCGGGGTATGATGTGGAAATAGACATCGCAACGACGGCAATGGGGACGCACCTCGTAAAACAGTCCGCAAAAGGAGAGGTCGACATCTCGCAAGCGGCACGCGGGATGCTTCTGTGTACCCTCTCGGCCGAAAATACGGGATCGTTGACACCCGGTACGGCGACGATCGGTGTGCGGCTGTTGCATGATACGTTCGTGCGCATGGGCTTCGATGCTTCGATCGAAGTCTTGCGCCAGGGGGCGACACCTGGCGCCGTGCTGAGCCGCACGGCGCAGCCCGTCATTACGTTGCATACACCATGTATCTGGGTCTATATGGACTTTGCGGCCACACGCGGTGATGACGGTATCACGCCCCACATCGGCGAAAACGGCAATTGGTTCATCGGCGACGAAGATACGGGAGAACGTGCACTCGGTGTGACGTATGACGATCTTACACCGGAGCAGATCGAAGAGTTGCAACGTCCGGCCACGGAGGCTGCAACCGAAGCGAATAAGGCCGCACAGGCGGCCAAAAATGCGACGGAGTCTGCAACGACAGCGACCGAAGGTGCCGTAGCGGCGGCGGCAATGGCGAACACCGCGACGAGGGCAGCAACGACAGCAACTACGGCGGCGAACAGAGCCGCCGCAGAAGCGACGGCCGCAGCGGGCAATGCTACGACGGCAGCAACAGAAGCCGATGATGCGGCGACGGCAGCGAATGCCGCAGCCGCAAGTGCAACCGGTGCCGCAACGGCGGCAAATGATGCAGCGGGGGCTGCGGATGCCGCAGCCGAGGACGCTACGCACGCCGCCGAATCGGTAGGAACCGCAGTCGAGGATGCCGCCTCAGCCGCGAAAGCGGCGAACGCAGCGACGGAAGCAGCAACGACAGCAACTACGGCGGCGAACAATGCCGCCGCAGAAGCGACGGCCGCAGCGGGCAATGCTACGACGGCGGCAACAGAAGCAACTAATGCCGCGAATGCCGCAAATATCGCAGCAGAAGGTATTGACGGAAAGATCGCCGGCAAAGCCGACCTCGACCCCGCAACGGGCTTCGTCAAATCGTCGCAGATAGCTCCTTTGCAGGGGCGTCAGACGGGCGTAAATACCACGGATGGATATTTTTCGTCAGACGCTCCGGCATTGTTGTTCGAAGGGGATCGGACACATGAAATATGTTTCACGACAGGAGATGACGTAACTACGGATCAAAGGCTATTTACGACTGCAAGAGGCAGTCAAAGCAACGTTCAACTGTTCGTCTCTAATGGATCGATGTATGCGTACATAGGGTCACAGTTAATGAATGCGGGTCGGGTGTCTCCTGAAACATCATACCATGTGCTACTGTCGGTGGATGTTGCGAATACAACGGGGAAAGTATATGTAAATGGAGTCCTGACAAATCAGACATCTGTTTTTCCCAATTATCAAAATGCGAATGTGTATATCGTCGGCCGGCTTACCTCGGCTTACATTTTCAAAGGAATTGTCCGTTTTCATCGCATCTTCAATTACGCCCTTACGGCCTCGGAGGTCGCCACGCTGTGGAACGGCGGTGAGCCCGAACGGTACATGCTGCCTCTGTCGGGTGAGATGCGCACCGGACTGGTCGCCGAATACATCGCCGCAGGTCTGTTGGCAGACAAGTGGCGCGACACGTCGGGCGCGGGCCTCGATCTGCCGTATGTTCCGACCGCAACGGGCGGCACGGCAGAACTGTCGTATCAAAGTGTCCCGAATCAAGGCGAAATAGTCATAGACAGCGGTATATTCTTTACCGATATTGCCGAAGGAACAGCCAATAAACGGATCGACGTACCGAGAGGATATGTGGCTCTGGCCGTGGCCGTTTATAATTACAATGCGTCTGCATTGACAAATGTCACCGTGCAAAACTGGACGGATGAACGGGCGTTCATATACGGCGCGACGGTCTATAACGCACGAGCCGTGTATTCAGTCTCCGCCGCCGGTAACAAATCCGTATATAATGGGACAGGTATCACGATAGACCCTACTGTCCAATATCTTAAAGTTATGGCGACAGGAAATACAACGTCCGGAGGTATGCGAGTAAGAGTAATATGTAAATATTTAGGGGTATGAGAAAGAAAATCGATTTCCCGCCTTATAGCGAGGCGGAAGCGATGCAAATCGTGGAGGACGGCAGCGTCCTGTGCAACCTGTACGGGGGAAAGATTACCGATGAACGGGGATTGGAAAAATGGAGCTACACAGATTCCGGCATTCTGTTTCCGCCCGATTCGGAAATTCTGTCGCTGACAGATGACGAACGCCGGCAGATAGAAGAGGAGTACAACCGCAACGAAATGACCCTCGCCGAACTCGAAGTGGAACGCAAAGAAGAGATGAGAATTCAATCGAAAATCGGATGATGGACTGGACGACCGTTATCGTTTCGCTTCTGTCGGGTCTTCTATCCGGCGGCGGTTTGGCAGGATTGGTCTTTTTCAAGGAGAACAAACGCAACAAGCAGCTACAAAATGAAACAATGGCCTCGTCGCAGTGGAAAGATCTCTACGAGAAATCCGAAGCGAAGGTAGAAGCGCAGGGAAAGAAAATCGATTCCCTATATAAAGACAAGGAGCGGCAGCGCGATCAAATCGACAGTCTCAAAACGCAGAAGGCCGTGCTGGTCGTATACAAATGCGAAATGCTGGGGTGTGCATTGCGAAAACCGCCGTTCGGATCGGGGAATACGGGACTAATCGGAACAAAAAATAAGGAGGAAGAAAACAATGAGTAGAGGACTGAGAAACAACAATCCGGGTAATATCCGGCAATCGGGCACACGCTACCTGGGCGAGGTTCGACCTTCGCAGGATGTGGCGTTCAAACAATTCGAGACGGCGGCATGGGGCTATCGAGCCATGTTCGTGCTGCTGGATTCATATCGCCGCAAAGGTTACCGAACCTTTCGGGATATGATCTTACGCTATGCTCCGCCCGTCGAGAATGATACGCGGGCGTATATGGACTTTGTGTGCTCGCACACGGGAATAGAGTCCGACACTCCGGTCGATACGCACCATGCTGCTACGATGATACCTATCGTCGCGGCAATGAGTCGTATGGAGAACGGCACCGAAGCGAACATGTCCGACGTGACGGAGGGGTGGAGCTTATTCATGAAACATCAGCCATGAACGCCGGACGGATCATCGTCGCCTGCGGCTTGTGCCTGCTTTTGGGATTCGTTGCCGGACGAGCGTCGGTCGAACCGACGACGACCGTTCGAACCGTCCGGCAAAAGGTATACATCGAGCGGACGACTCCGGTCTCGGTGTCCGAACCGATAGGCCGGCATCTTCAACTCGCACGCCTGGTGTTCGTGCGCGACACCACCTCCGTCGAACCGGTCGCCGAGCAGGTTCCACAGGCCGACAGCGCGTTCGTGGAACTGCCCGTCAGAGACTATACCTTCTCCGACGACAGCACGTATACCATTGTCGCGCGCGGCGCCTATGTCGAGAGCCTGCCGCGGATCGAGTTCCGGCCCCAGACGGTGACGTATGAAGTGGAACGAAAGCGCAGAATAGAGCACGGGTTCCAGATCGGCGTAGGTGCAGCCCTAACACCTCATGGAATCGGCCCTGCGGTATATGCCGGTTATGGGGTAACAATCAAATTCTAACGTGCGGGAGGGTATGAAAAAGCCCTCTCCATAATCTTCGGTCAGACTATTCAGGTGCGGCACACCTTGGGAGGGCTTATGCTTTCGCAGGTGCGTCGCACCTGTGGTTTAATATCGAACGTATGAGTAAGTCTGACATTTTCCAATGCACAATTCGTGCCGTAGCGACGGTTACATGCGTCGCTGAATCGACGATTCTGTCCCGCAGCCGACGGGAGGAGGTATCCGATGCACGGCATATTCTCATTCATTTGCTTCGAGAGAGGGGGTTCAACCCCCGCGAGATCGCCGAGCGTCTGGCCATGGCCCGTCAGTCGGTCAACGAAGCGCTCGACGGATTCGAGCATCGCAGCCGACGTCCCATGATTGCAGACAACCTGCGGGAGATCCGCAGGTTGTTGTCTGAATCGCGACCTGTGGGGGAATAGATTATGAAGGATTCCGAGTGTTCGAACAGGGATTCGGCCCACCTGAAACGGGCCGGCAATTTAAATCGACACATTTTTATGGAATCACAGAAAATCTATCTGGCCGGCAACGGCGGTACGGATGTATCGGCGCTGCTGGCTTCGGCTCTGCAAAATCGCGGGGTCGACCCGAACATCCTCGCCGTGATGGGCAACCGCAACGGAGGCGTCGGCGGCTGGGGTGGCAACGACTTCTTCGCTATTCTGCTGCTCTTCATCCTCATGGGTGCGTGGGGCAACAACGGCTGGGGCGGCGGCTTCGGTGGCGGCAATAACGGCGGTCTTCCGCTCAACATGCTCTCCAACGATTCGAGTCGCGAGCTGATTATGTCCGCGATCCAGCGTAACGGCGTAGACATTTCGCAGCTCGCGTCCACACTCAACTGCTCGATCGGTCAGGTGACGGCCGGAATCAATGCCATGGCAACGCAGATCAGCACGCTGGCAGGACAGCAGGGCATGAGCGCACAACAGATCATCAACTCCATCCAGGCCGGGAACTGTCAGCTTACGGCACAGCTCGCACAGTGCTGCTGCGACGTCCGCACTGCCATCGAGCGCCAGGGGTATGAAAGTCAGCTGGCCACGCTCAACCAGACCAACACGCTGACCAACGCGGCCAATACGCAGTTCAACGTCCTCGGTTCGAAGATCGACGCGCAGACGCAGATCATCAATGACAAGTTCTGCCAGCTGGAAATGCGCGAGATGCAGAACAAGCTGGATGCGGAACGCGCCAAGAGTGCGGCGCTGGCCGGTCAGCTGTCGCAGGAACATCAGACGGCGACGATCATGCAGGCACAGGCGCAGGCGGTGGCTCCCGTCAATGCGGCAATTGGTGATTTGAGCAGCCGTCTGGCGAAGATCGAATGCGGTTTGCCACCTACAACCGTAGTTCCCAATCCGCAGGTGTACGCTATGCCTGCATGTGTGGCCGCCCAATTCGGATTGGGCTTCGGCGCCGGTTACGGTTTCGGAGGAAACGGTTTCTGGGGTTAGCGGAAAGGAGGTATACTATGGCAGTATTCCCATTCCAATACGTTAATCGTCGCGGTATTCCGGTCATTACGACAACGGGCGTGAACGTGACGACGGAAAATGTCGTTTTCACGTTCCCTAATCATACCTTCGCAAACTCGTGGTACCGCGGGTTGGTACTCATCGAGCTGGCGCAGGCCATTCCGACCGGAACGACTGGAACGCTGCCTGTACTCTTCGAGACGAACGGGCAGACGAAGCCGCTGACGGCCCCAGGCGGTGCCGCTGTAACCGCAGCGCAGATCTCCGGGACGGGCGTCTATGAGGTCTACTACGACAAGCAGACGGATGTGCTGCAAGTCGTGACGGGTGTGTAACCGATAAAATAAAAATTAAAAGATGTTTAAAGACTTGAAAAACGGCTTCCAGGTGTGCCTGCTCGACAAGAGCCAAAAGACGCCTGTATACAAGATCGGGAATGTGGTTAGCGTATCTGCACCACGATTGGATTCCAGGCCGATGCCGCCCGGACAGATTCCTTCGCCGATGATGTATTCCGAACGTGTAATCGACCTTACGGTCGAATGCGACGGTCAAACGAATACCTACGTCGTACAGGAGAATGCGAACGTGGCATCGATTGCCTCGCTGACGCTGGCATGTTCGGTGGAACCTATACTCAACGAGGTGCGCGCAATTCACAAAACGAGTACCGACATCATTGCAAGTGTGGATCGCCATAAGGAGGTCGTGGCCAAGTGTGAGGACATCCTGAAGGAGCTGAATCCGGCATACGCCGATTCCAAAGCCCAAAACCAACGCATCGACAAGATCGAGGCGGCAATCTCCGGCGTGGCGGATTCCGTGCGCCAGATTCAGCAATTCCTTCAGTCATCAACGATAAAAACAAGAAAAGAGTAAATTATGAGCTGGAAAGAATTGGAGCAAGGTCGGGCCTTCATGAATGAGGAGTACGATCAGGACGATCTGGAACGCGCATATCGCCGAGGCTGTGAGCACGGCGAAGAGAAAGGCTATCGTAAGGCCATGCGCGAGATGCAGGGAGGGATGGACGGATACGGCGAACGTGGCGGATACGGTGGCTACGGTGAGCGTGGGCAATCCTTCATGCGCGGATACGGTGAGCGCGACGGCGAGTACGGAAGCGACGGCTACGGCGAACGCCGTGGAGTCAAGTATACAGGGCGCTACTCGCGTTACCGGTAGGTGAATCGAAGAGGGGGCCGAAAAGCCCCCTCTCGTTTTAAAACATACAACCATGGACAGACTGGATATTTACGACGTATTTCCGATAGGGTTTCGGGAATACCTCAATAGCTACGGGTGGAATTTCTCCAAAAAGCTCTGCGAATTCGCAGTAGCGGGCATGAAAAAAATGGACTCTAATGGAAAAGAAGTGCCCATAACACCCTACTCGAATGAAGAGGTGCAGCAACTGTTGAAGCAATACGGCATTGAACTCAAAAACAATGTCGCATACAACGCTTGCTATGTCGCAAACATGTTCAAGGCCGATTTCCTCGGTAAATCGCTCCCGAACGAACAGTACCTCTGTATGCACATCAAATGTTATCTCGACGACGTAGACGGTAGCCCCACTCGGGCGATGGATGAATTCTATGCCAAAACAATCGCATTGGGTATACCGATCATTTGGGAAGACATGTTATGATAATTAGGGACTTGAAAATTGGTAAGTATAATTGGTCGTTACGCATCTATTTTGCCGTAACGGGATACTATACTGACCATATTATCAAGTCCCTTATCGATATTCAATGCCCTGACGAATTGGTCGTGCGAATACGAAAGAACCTCAAAAAAGCGGATATGGATACCGGATTCACATATTCGAATAAGAGACAACGAAAAAGCGTTATCGTGATCGGAATGCACTCTTCGCACGCACAATTCCTGAATAGTTGCGAACACGAACTCAGACACCTCGTCGATGACATTGCAATGGCGTGCAGGTTACAGATGGCCGGTGAAGAGGTCGCATATCTGACCGGTGATATAAACTCCGAACTATGGGACGACATCCATAGATTCACGTGTTGCAAATGCGATAAATGCAACTCACAAAATTAATTTTCCCCAAAACGCACCTTTTCGTTTTTTTGAACGCGCACCTATTTGTTTTGTGGATTATGAATCCGCCCCTGGTTCAAG